AACGGCATGACTGTGCAGTGATTGCTGTGTCACAGGCATCCGCTGATGCAGAGGGAAAGACCCGCATCGACTTCTCCATGCTTGAAGGCTCCAAGACGGGCAAGGCTGCGGAAGCAGACGTAATCATTGGCATCGGTAAAGCTGCAGGTGGCGGGGACGATGAACAGAACACTGAGCGTTGTTTGTACATATCCAAGAACAAGCTGTCGGGGTTCCACGGAGCCATTTACTGCAAAATCGAACCAGAGGTGAGCCGCTATGCTGAGTGAGGATGATCTTAGAGAATTTTACGAAGAGCTGTTGAAAGATAGCCAAAAGCGTAGGGATTCTAACAACGAAACAAAGCAGAAGCTTATCAATCGTCAGATAGATCTACTGCAGGAAATGATCCTAAACCAGAACAAGCTGTGGAAGCTGTAATGGGGAAGCGATCTGATTTCCAGAGACTGCCACGGGACTTCTACAAGACCCCGGCGGCGGCAGTAAAACCGCTAGTACCACACCTTCAGGAAGTTCAATCTTTCTGTGAGCCTTGTGCAGGTGACGGTGCTTTAATCAAAACCTTAATAGGTGCAGGTCTAACATGCTCTGCAGCCTACGACATACACCCCATGAGCATTGAGATAGAGTGTCTGGATGCTCTGGATCTAAGTGAGCCGCATCTAGGGCGCACGGATGTTATAATTACAAACCCACCATGGGACCGTAAGATCCTGCACCCGATGATCGAAACATTCTCAAACCTGCGGCCTACATGGCTCCTGTTTGATAGCGATTGGGTCCACACAAAACAGGCAATGCAGTTCCTACCCCGGCTTCGCAGGATCGTAAGCGTGGGGCGGGTCAAGTGGTTCGATAACACCACAGGCAAGGACAACTGTAGCTGGCATCTGTTTGACCGGCACGACCCAACAATAACAACAAAATTCTATGGGCGGATAAAATGAAGAAGATACTAATTCTGGATTTAGAAACAACGGTACAAAGACTTGATGGTAAAATAGACAACGCACCCTTCAACCCAGATAACAGATGTGTTTCTGCACACTATTGCTGGCTGGGTGAGCCTGTCCAAACACTGGTATTCCACCACAATGATAAACCTAACCCTGATAGCCCAGCGCCTCTGCGTGAGGCTCTAAAGCAGGCTGATATGCTTGTAGCACACAACGCCAAATTTGATGTGATGTGGTTAATGGAAATGGGCTTTGAGATCCCACCAGAAGTATACTGCACTCAGATTGGTGAATACGTTCTGGCTAAAGGTCAACGCCAGCAATTGTCGCTTAAAGCTACAGCGGAACGCCGTGACGTTACCCGAAAGAAATCTGATCTTGTAGATGAACTTTTTAAGGGCGGGACGGGCTTCGAGGCCATGCCGTGGGAAACAGTTTTGGAGTACGCAGAGGCAGATGTGGTGTCCTGTTCTGAGATATACTTAGCGCAGCAAGAGGACTACGCAAAGCCTGAGAACCAAAGCATGCAGAGCGTGGTCGCTATGATGAACGAAATGCTTTTGTTCTTGGTTGAGATTGAGCGCAATGGCGTGAAGATTGATAAGGCTGCGCTTAACAAAATCGAGGCACACTTCAGAGAGCGTTATAACTATTGTAATAACAGGCTGGATGAAATCACGGAAGAGGTGATGGGTGATAAGCCCTACAACCTTGCAAGCGGTACAGATCGTTCTGAGATCATTTACTCACGGGGTCTAATAAACAAAGAACTTCATGTTCGGATGTTCAACATAGGAACTGATGAAGCAGGTAAGGCTCTGTACCCGCCTCGCATGAACCGCAAAGAGTTTAACGATGCGTATCGGTCAAACACTAAGGTGTTGCACAAAACTGATGTAGTATGCTGTGACCGTTGTGATGGCAGAGGCCTGATCCAAAAATTTCTGTCTGTGACCCGTCAGAAAAACGGTAAAAAGTATAAGGTTCAAGGTGCGCCATACAAGAACCTGTCCAAGTGTCCTGAGTGCAAAGGCGTAGGCGCTTTCTATGTTCCCAATGGAAAGGTCGCTGGCCTAAAGCTTAACCCGGCTGGACCCAGTGACGCATCCTATAATGGCTTCAAAACAGATAAGCACACGATCAAGCTTCTGATCGAACAGGCCCGGAGAAAGCGCAACCACTTAGCCGTAGAATACCTCGAACTTATGACTGAGTTAAGTGCGGTTAGCATGTACTTAGACAGTTTCATCTTAGGTATTGAGACATGGACACGGGCAGACGGCATTCTACATGCACAATTCAACCAGTGCATAACAGCTACTGGTCGTTTGTCTTCCTCTGCACCTAACCTACAGAACATGCCCAAGCGTGGATTTCCTGTGCGTGAGGCTATGGTGAGCCGATTCCCTGACGGTCTTATAATTGAGAGCGATTTCAGCGGCTTAGAATTTGTTATGGCTGGGGAACTATCCCGTGACCCTCAGATCATTAAGGACGTTCTGGAAGGCAAAGACCTGCACAAGCAGACTGCGTCTATTATCGACCAGTGTGACCCCTCTGAAATATCTAAGGAAAACAGGCAGTTAGCAAAGGCTCATTCGTTCGCTCCTATTTATGGGGCTACAGGGAATCAGTACGAAGGGCATATCAAGAACTACTACACTGAGTTCTTTAACATCTACAAAGGCCTTGGGGCTTACCACAAGAAGCTCACAGATGGTGTGCTAAAGACCGGCCACATACAGATCTTCTCAGGGCGGCAGTTCTATTGGCCTAATGAGGAACGCCGCAAGAATGGTCGCACAAAGCACTACACACAACAGGTGAACTACCCTGTGCAGTCTGCAGCGACCGCCGACATTGTGCCACTTAGTTGCATACGGGCATTCCGAAAGTTCAAGGAACTTAACCTGCGCTCTAAGCTAGTTCTGACTGTGCATGATTCTATTGTGGTAGATACCCACCCCGATGAAGAGCAACAGGTCAAAAAGGTGCTGCAGTGGGCCATGGAAAAGGTCACAGATGAAGCAAAAGAGCTATGGAATTATGACTTTATTCTGCCTCTAAAGATAGAAACATCCCGTGGCAAAAATTGGCTGGATCAAGTCGAATATGATTGACTTGTGCCACTTAGTAATGCCATACTGTAGTTCCAATCAATAGAGGATCGAATCGAGATGAATGATCTTACAAATGTAAATCAACAAGACCTGCAGGCAATGAACGAACTGCTAGGCACTCAAGTAACAGGCGGCACTGGTGGAGCGATTGTTCGTGTACCAGAGCTTAAAATTAACTCACGCAGCCGTGACAAGGATACTAAGAAAGCTATCCCAGAAGCGAATTACTTTCTGACCAATATGGATCAGAAGGTTTACGGCGAGACTGTTATGTTCCGCCCGTTAGCTACGCACATTCAATACTTCCATTGGGATGAAATCGACGGGAAGCGCACACTGGTGAACAAGTCTATTGCCATCCCAAGCCCCCGTGATGAAGCCCGTGACATCAAAGGCGGCATTGCCTGTGGTTACCCTTCATGGGAAACGCTGCAGGAAATGGACTACGCTGACGCTAAAGTGTATAAGTCCATGAAGCATCGTGTCACCCGTGGGCTGGTAAGCTACGATGGTGTGACCGCTGATGGCGAGAAGGTTTCCATTGAGAACCAGCCTTGCATCATGTTCCACAAGAACAGCACTTTTGGTGGCTTTTGGAACGGCTTTATGAAGAACCTGCCTAAAGGCTCAAACATCTATGAGTATGAGACTGAAATGGGTGCCGACTACAACGAAAACGGCTCCGTGGTTTGGTACACACCTACCTACAAGGTTGACCTGTCCAAGAAGCTGGATATGACCCAACAGGTGTTCGATACGATGTCTGTCTTTGCGCAGGCTATCAAGAAAGAGAACCAAGAAATTGATGCCAAATACTTTGAGGCAATCAAAGAAGGTTCGCTTGATAGCAAGGCAATGAATGCACTGAACATCGAAGACAGTCTCGACAATGACTTCGTAGATGTAGCCTAATGCTGCAATCCAAACTGGATGCCACAAATGACAAACTATCCAATGATGAATTTGATGGTCTAACCATTGAGGATGCATGGATAGAAGAGGCAGGCGAAGAGTTTAAGGCGGCTCTTCGCAAGCAGCTTACTCCGCAAGACAGAGATTTTCGTCTGCGGATGTCAAACATCGGGAAGCCTTTATGCCAGCTACAACATGGCGCAATGGGTTCTGAACAGAAACGCAAGTCCAAGAACTTCAAGGTTCAGATGATGATCGGTGACGCTGTAGAGTGCATCACTAATCTGATCTTGAAGGTCGCAGAGGTTAACATTACCGGCGGTAAAAACCGTGTCGAAATGGACTTTGGCTCAGTCACCATCAAAGGTGAAGATGACATAGAAATTGATCATAAGATCTATGACGTTAAGTCCTGCAGCCCCTTTGCTTTCGATAAGAAATGGTCTCACGGCTACGAGGCTCTAAAGGAAGACGATCCATTCGGCTACATCGGTCAGCTCACCGGTTATGCCCAAGCCCAAGACAAAGATCTGGGTGGCTGGATTGTTGTGAACAAGTCTACCGGTGCAATGCTTGCAGTGGATGCAAATGTTTCTGCATCTGAGAAATCCTACAACATGTTTGCTATGAAAAACACTGTTGAAAAGATTACTAGCGGAGCGCCTCTGGAACGGCAGTTTGATCCCGTGCCTGATAAGTTCAATCGTAAGCCTACGGGCCTTAAACGGTTGCCTATGGCTTGTTCATTCTGTGACTTCACTCAAGCGTGCTACCCCAAGGCAGAGTATAAACCTCACCCCATGTCGAAGGCTAAGGAACCGCCTTCGTACTGGTTCGTTGAGGATTAAGCATGGCGATAAAACCTCAGTCTGCAAAGGCTAAGGGGCGGCGTCACCAGCAATGGGTAAGAGATAAAATACTAGCTCTGTTTCCGAAATTGGAACCAGATGATGTCCGTTCCACTGGAATGGGTCAAGGCGGGGAAGACGTTCAACTGTCCCCCGCTGCTAGGAAGCTCTTTCCCTACTCTGTTGAATGCAAGGCTCTGAACAAGATCAGCGCATACAAATTCATGGAACAAGCTGAAGCCAACTGCCCACCTAAAGCTGAACCAATCGCAATCATCAAAGCAGACAGGCAAAAGCCCCTCGCCCTGATGGATGCAGAACACTTTTTCAAACTGATTGGAAAGAAAAAATGAAAGATAAAGACCCCATCGCATGCGGTATCTTTGTAACCCCTGTGGATCACACCGGCTTCAATCTTAGCGCCTTTAGCAACCTTGTAGGAAACGTGTCTGAAGAAGAAGTCGAACACTACGAAGCTCTGATTGAGGGCATCGGCTACATGATCCAAAACAACCCATTTTTCTTTGTGGATCTGGGCAACATGATTCTAGATCAGGCTGAGGTTCAGATAGAATTTGAGCCTGCCGATGAACTTGAGCAAGCCATCGCTGAAAGCAAAGTAATTCCATTCAATCGGAAAAACTGATGGCGGATAATGTGAACAGCCCCCCGCATTACAATCAAGCAGGCATTGAGTGTATCGAAGCCATTTATGCCGCCCTCGGACATGAAGGATTCAAGTCCTACTGCCAAGGCAACGCAATCAAATACCTGTGGCGACACCAGTATAAAAACAACCCCATTGAGGATCTTAAAAAGGCCCAATGGTACATCAACAAAATCATTGAGGCGGAAGAATATGAATTTTGAAGACTATCAAACACAGGCATCTAAGACTGCCGTCTACAATGACGCTGACGTAATTATCTACCCCGCCCTTGGTCTCATTAGTGAGGCAGGTGAGGTAGCAGGCAAGGTCAAGAAAGTCCTACGGGACAAGAACGGAATGTTCACCCCAGAGGACCGGGCAGAGATCAGCAAAGAGGTAGGCGACACCCTTTGGTACATTGCATCCCTTTGCACCGATCTCGGCATTGGGATGGAGACGGTCGCCCAACAAAACCTAGACAAATTGAACAGTCGAATGGCACGGGGCGTGATTGGCGGCTCCGGCGATAATCGATAACAGGAGAGCAGGAATGAATAACTATCTACCAACCGATTACCAATCCTTCATCCACACCAGTCGCTATGCCCGTTGGTTAGACGAAGAAGGTCGCCGTGAAACGTGGGGCGAGACCGTAGGCCGTTATATGGACAGCATTGTTGAGCCTATAATTGATAGCGGCGAAAACGAAAACAGTTTCAATGTAGCAAATGAAATTGAGCAAGCCATCTTGGGCCTTGAGGTTATGCCTTCTATGCGATCCATGATGACTGCAGGTGTTGCTGCCGCCCGTGATAACACATGTATGTACAACTGTTCGTACCTAGTCATCGATGACCCTAAAGCCTTTGATGAAGCTATGTTCATCCTGCTATGCGGGACAGGCGTAGGGTTTAGCTGTGAACGCCAGTACATCAAGAACCTGCCAGAGGTTCCAGAGACCCTCTACGACAGTGAAACCACTATTGTGGTCAAGGATAGCAAGGAAGGTTGGGCCAAAGCTTATCGCCTTCTGATTAGCATGCTCTTTGCCGGTGAGATCCCCACATGGGATGTTAGCAAGGTGCGCCCTGCCGGTGCCAGACTTAAAACCTTCGGTGGTCGTGCGTCTGGCCCAGCGCCTTTGGTTGATCTGTTTAACTTCACCATCGATACCTTCAAAAAGGCTGCAGGCGGTAAGCTGTCTTCCTACGAATGCCATAGCATTATGTGCAAGATCGGTGAAGTGGTCGTGGTAGGTGGAGTGAGGCGTTCCGCTATGATTAGCCTATCTAACCTTTCTGATGATCGTATGCGTCACGCTAAAAGTGGTAAGTGGTGGGAAACAGCCCCACACATGGGCCTAGCCAATAACTCTGTGGCCTATACCGAAAAGCCAGACGCCATGTCCTTCCTGCGTGAATGGACTGCCCTAGCAGAAAGCGGTTCTGGTGAGCGTGGCATCTTTAACCGTGAGGCTGCAGTCAAGCAGGCCCAAAAGAACGGACGCCGTGACCCTAGCTTTGAATGGGGAACTAACCCGTGCAGCGAGATCATCTTGCGTGGCCCAAAGATCGACAAGAACGGCAATCCTATTGCAGGTACAGGCGGTCAGTTTTGTAATCTAAGCGAGGTAGTAATTCGTGCTTCAGATACTAAGAAAGATCTTATTCGCAAGGTCCGTATTGCAACCATTTTGGGAACGATACAATCTACCTATACCAAGTTCCCTTATCTGCGAAAGGTGTGGGCGAAGAACACGGCAGAAGAACGGCTGTTGGGGGTGTCGCTAACCGGCATCATGGATAACACCCTTACAAATGGCAAAGAAGGCGATCTGGCTGCACTGTTAGAAGACCTGAAGCAGGTGGCTGTCGATACCAACAAGGAATGGGCTGATAAGTTAGGCATTGAAGTATCGGCTGCTATAACTTGCGTGAAGCCTTCTGGTACTGTCTCCCAGCTTACAGACAGCGCCTCTGGAATACATGCACGGCATAGCCCCTACTATATTCGTACCGTCCGGGGCGATAATAAAGATCCTTTGACACAGTTTATGAAGGACTCAGGCGTTCCTAACGAGCCAGAAGCTTTTAAACCTGATCAGACAACGGTTTTCTCATTCCCGATGAAGTCACCCGATGGTGCAGTGGTCACTGCGGATATGTCTGCAATTGATCAACTAAACATGTGGCTAATGTACCAGCGACACTGGGCCGAACATAAGCCTAGCGTGACTATAAATGTTCAGAATTCTGAATGGTTTCAGGTGGGTGCATTCGTTTACGAGCATTTTGATGAAATGTCTGGAGTATCGTTCCTACCGTTTGATGATCACACCTACCAGCAAGCGCCCTACCAGCATGTTGGTAAGTCCGTGTATCAGGAAATGCTTGCTATCATGCCAGAGGCAATCGATTGGACAAAGCTTTCTGCGTATGAGGCTGAAGACAATACCTCTGGTAGTCAAACACTCGCATGCTCTGGAGATAGCTGTGAAATCGTGGATCTCACTGCGTAGTGGCTGGCATGTACACAATCTTAACAAGAGACCAATGCAACTTCTGTGACCGGGCCAAGGCAGTACTCCGGTCACAGGGGCAACCTTATGCAGAATACAACATACAATCTAAAAGTAGCAGGTGGTTAACGCCCCTGCTCCTTATGGCCGACCTAAAAACCGTACCCCAGATCTTTGACCCTGAAGGAAAGTACATCGGCGGCTACAGCGAACTTGAGGACTCATTCAAATAATTGAGGCAGGTTTATGAATAAAAACGAGGCGTATGAAGTCGGCTACGAAGACTTCTTCAAGAACAACCATCGATGCGCATACAAACCTAAAAGCCGTTTCTACAAAGAATGGCAACGGGGTTTTAATGACGCATACTTCTATAACAGGAGAACGCATGTACAAAGTATTCCAACAGCGAGACTTCAACAGGTATGATGAAGCGGCACGGGCAGCGGCTAAAAGGTTTTGGTCTTCGGTTGGTTATACTTGCGCAGACAATCCTGACGAATATGGGGTGGACCTAGTCGTTAAGGGCCAGAACAAAATGTTCTTCTGCGAGGTTGAGGTTAAAACGGTGTGGCACGGGGTACAGTTTAAGTACCCCACCATCCATCTGCCGGTACGCAAGGCAAAGTTCTTAACCAAGCCCACACAGTTTATGATCTTTAATAACAGCCTCACCCACGCCGCCCTCTTTGGCCGCAAGGTGGTTCTGGATAGCCCCTGCGTTGAAGTCTCCAATGTGAAGATCTCACATGGCGAGAAGTTCTTTGACGTACCTTTTGAAAAAGCAACCTTCGTACAAACAATTTAGGTGAATATGAGCAAGAATGCCCGTCGATACACAAGAAAACGTAAAATAACAGATGGAGAAATACCTACGCCTAAACACGTTAAGTCTATCCAATTGGTGCCAAAAACATACAACCAACAATTGTACGCAAAGGCACTTAACAACGATCCGCTAGTATTCGTCACAGGATGCGCAGGTACTGGCAAGACCTATATGGCGGCGACACAGGCCGCTAAAATGTATTACGAAGGTAGTGTAGCAAAGATCGTCATCACACGCCCTAACGTGGCTGCAGGGGGCCGTGACATAGGCTTCTTTAAAGGGGGTCTAGAAGAGAAGATGGCCCCATGGGTAGCCCCACTGATTGATGTACTAAAGAAGCATCTAGGCGTCACCAAGGTACAGAGCATGCTGTCAGATGGTAACATCGTAGTGGAACCCTTTTCTGTGATGCGAGGTAAGTCATTCGATGATGCATTTATCATCCTAGATGAAGCTCAGAACACCACATACGTTGAACTAAAGATGTTTCTGACCCGCATAGGTGAGAACACGAATGTAGTGGTAAACGGTGACGTTGCGCAGACAGACCTAGCAGAGAAGTCCGGGCTTGGTCGCATCATCAGGATGATCAAACATCAGATGCTACCCTTCCCTGTTATAGAAATGACTGTGGACGATATTGTGCGATCAGATGTGTGTGCAACATGGATTAAAGCCTTTATAAAAGAGGAAGCTGCATAATGGATTTATACCTGTCCGGTTGCCTGTATCTAATAGGCTCTCTGTTTATGACACTCAACTTTGAGCCAGAGGAAGGTTCCTCAAAAGTGCTGTATCTATTGTTCGTCTTCGCATGGCCCATAATGACACTATGGCTCATAGTAGAAGACATGTTTCACAAAGAATAAAGCGCCCCGTGGCATTGACCTCGGAGCGCCCTAAGCGTATAATATAAGGGAAGACGGAAGTTTGGTCGCTTCCCCTTCGGTTTTAATTGGAACCCCTCAGATTTAGGTCTGGGGGGTTTTACTTTTTAGAACACAATCGTGTCCGTGTCGGGATCATATGAACAGCCTTCTTGGTAATCAATTGCTGTAGCCGTATCCACGGTACAAACCACCATTTGCTGTTGTTCTGACCTCATGCTCCTACCCGAAGCATCTAGTAATGCGAGACCTAAGTCATGCGCCTGTCTTGCTGTTAATAACATATCCTAACCCTTTGCTAAGTGAACATTACGGCGGTAGTTGCGGTTACTAATCGCTGCCGTAGTAAGATTATGGGCCAGATTCGTTTAGGGATGAACCTACTATATAAAGTATTCGTTAAATATTCAGTATTGACACTGAAAATACTAAACAAAACACCTCATATTGTAAATATTAGCTAACAACCTACTACATAGAGTTGTGTATACGCACCCCCTAAAAGCAGAAAAGCTACCGAATCATTTGACCCGATAGCTCTACTGTTATTAATTGGGCTAAAGGGCGTTACTAACCCTTTGTTAAGTGAACATGCCCTCAGATTTAGGTCTGGGGGCTTTTCTTATTGGTAACCCAGCAAGCTTTCCATCTGTTGATTGGTATTGTTTTGATCGGTGAGGTAGCTGGATTCTGCGTTAACAGTTTTAGTACCAGAGGCGGTCAGGGCTGTTATCAGGTTCTCTTGTGCCAGCGGGTCCATAGGATGCCTATTATACTTGCGGGAAAGCTCTAGGAAGTAATCTGGATCTGCAAAGATATTATCCAGAACCATAGAGGCTTTAGTCCCGCTGTCTAATGCATCGAATGCTGCACCTGCCAGAGACCGTATTCTTGCACCTGTGCGGGTAAGTGGCCCTACAAGTGTCATAATCATGCGGTTGGTAGCTTGAGTAGCTTCTTGGTTAAACACCGTGGGCGACATACCTGCTACAGGCTGCGCTTGTTTCTGACGTTCAATAAGACGGGCAGACTCTAACAGTGTCTCTATGGTTTCCATCACTTCAGGTTTAGTACTAAACACCTGCCGCCCAATGTCTAATACACTGTTGGCCTCATTGAGTATCTTATCTGCAGCGGCACCTTTTAGTGCTTGAGAGCCACCGCTTTGCATCTTAGCTGCGGTAATACCCTCAGAAAGGTATCTCAAGTAGGCTGCTTCCATGCCATCCCGTACAACATCGGCCCGAGCCGTGGGCAGTTCGTCTACACGATTCAGGATCTCTTGGATTGTACCAATACCCTCGGCTTCTTTAAATATCTGACGGAATGCGGCTTCTGGTGCCACACTTGTTTCCATTTCACGGCCAGATAACTTACTGAAGAACTTACCTAGCTCAGAATTGCGAACGTCTGTACGAGTTTGTGAAGCAAGCTCTTCCGCCTGCTTTAAGGTTTCCTGCAACACACGCTCATTACCTGCGGCGCTTTCTATGCGAGAAACAAGCCCGTTAATTTGACTTGCTCTGTCAGGAAATGCCTCATTAAGGGACACAGCGTACTGACGTAGACGATCTGACATACCCTTCAAGGATTCTGCAGACATACCATCTGATCGTACCGCTGCAGCAAAGCCATTAATAACATCTGCAATCATGTAGTCAGCAATAGGTTTTGGGTCAGCTACTTTAGACAATGCAGTTTTCATATTCAAAACTCTATCCGCATTGTCTCCTTGCAGAACACCTGTAACTAAATCACGGCTTTGCTCAAGGAACTCGGCTTTCTGCGTACCCCGTGTCATAACAGGATTATACAGGTCTCCAAAACGCTCCATTACACCGCCATCACGCCATATAGGTGCAAATTCTTCTGTGTAGTATTCATAGGCTGCATCAGCGGCTTCCGCAGCTTCGGGGTCTCCATTTTTTCCAATCCAACTGACCTGTTTATCAATTGCAGATTTCACCGTGCGAAGTCTTTCTGCAACCATTGCGTCACCACGCTTGTAGGCCTGATCGATCAGCTTGGATAGCTCTGGACGTACACGGGTGTACAGAACCCGGAAATCCACACCACCCTCAAGCAATTCTGCCGCAAGATCATCGCCATCAATTGTTTTGGTTGTGTCTATTGCAAAGCCAAACGGTGGTCGTACACCCTCTTCAACAACAGTCCGTGGAGACATAGCTCTGCGTATAGTAGAAATCAGTTCAATGCTTTTGGTGCGGGTTCCACTGGTATCTAGCTGGTCAATTTCTGCAATAGCGCCATCAACTACTTCAGCAAAACCTTTGTAATCAAATTGCGTCCCTTCAGGGATTGCATTGTATAGATCATCCTTTGTGTTTGTCATGGTGGTCTTAGCGGCCACAAGGCCATCTCGTACCTCATCAAAAGACGCACTCTGGCCCTTAACAATATCAGTACCAGTAACGTCTTCTAAGCGACTAATCTGACCACTTAACTCAACATCAGCATTGCGAAGACCTTCCAAAACTTCCTGAGTAGAAGCATCAAAAGCATCTTGTGCAGCGCCTACACCAGCATCAACATCGGTTACACGCCCACGCCCTACCTCTGTTAGTTCGTCGGCTGCAGCCGCAATTGCACCTGTACGATCTTGCGCAGTCTCACCGGCAATACCAGAAAGGTAATCTTCAATCTGGCCCTGTAGTTCTCTAGAGGATGACTCAGAGGCTGCAATAGTTCTGGGAGCGCCTTGACCGCCTCGCTGGATTTGACCGGAAAGCTCGCCACCAATACGGGCCTTATCTACTGGATCAGTAACCCCACGCAAAAGCGCAGATATAGTATCCAGACGTACAGCCTTATCTGTCTCAAGGTCTGTCAGAGTAGGTACTAGAATATCCTTATTGCGATTAACTATCTCAGCAATTTCATCACGAATTAAGGCTCTTTGCTCTGGTGTGGAGTTTGGATCTATGCCACCTAGCTTCTCCGTAATTTCTTCATACACACGGCGCTCAATAGCAGACTGACTTCCTTGAGACAGAAGCGGCAATAGTGTGTATCGGGATGCAAGCTGTGCAGTGCCGATGACTGTACCTACTACACCCGCAAGTGCAGAGTTTAGGAACATGCCCTCAACAAGGGTATTAAAGCGTTGCTCAAGAACGGCATCCGCTTCCGAAGAACCTAAGTCTAGACCCTTGCTTATAGGGAATAAGGTAGAATCCTCATCGCCCAATAAAAGATTACCTTCACTGGTACTTACACCAGCCGAAGCGGCTGTCTCTGCACCCAATAGAACAGTAGCGCCTTTAATCAATTTCGGGGCGTTCTTAACCAGTTGCTGGGCTGCCGCACCACCAGTAAAGGCCATTACCATGGCAGGTACACCATCAGTAATCAAAGCATCCGCAATGCTGTCGCCCGTATCAATTTCTGTAACCAAAGGGGCCACGGCGTCCATTGCACCCTCGACGCCTAACTTTTCTGCAGCCGCTGCACCGGTCTCTACTAGCGCACCAACACTCTCACCTGCACCCATCAAAACCTTGTCAGTCAAAGACACACGGGCTTCTGGATTGTTAGCAGTCTCGTATGCATCGGACAAAGACACTTCATCAGAAAAAGGTGCCTTTAGCGTCTGTACTATAGCATCACCATATGCCTTTTCCACATTAGGGGTAGGTGCCGGTATGTATTCACGCTTCCCTGTGTTAGGGTCTTTGTATACCGCATATCCGGGTACAGGCATACCAAACACAGAGGGTGGTGGAGTTACATTAGGGTTCTGCAGAAGCTTGTCGTAATAGTCTGCAGCATCACGATAAGACATGCCCTCGTACATCTGAGTGCTGATAGCATCTAGCTGTTCTTGTGCGGGTTCTGTTGTTGAACCGCCTTGGCCCTCAACTTCATCTACCTTAAACGGATCAATAATGTCATCTTCACTTACCTTAAACGGATCAATAATATCAGCCATTAGTTAGACCCTCCATATTCCCTAATCCAATAGGCTTCTAAGTCAGCATCCGATGTCCCCACATTAAGCTCACGGGCTCTTTCAATAAACTCTTCCAGTGTAGGGGGATTAGTAGTCGGTGGGTTAGCAGTCGGTGGGGCAGTATCTACCTCTGATTTAGCCCACGCAAATGCATCACCTAAGTTATTCGACACAGCAAATTCTTCAGCGGTTTGCTTGTATCCAGCCATAACTTGTCCAGAAACATCTATACGGTTTAGAACTATAACTGCACCATCTTTATTAAATTGGTCTATCTCTGTGTTGGTAGCTTCAATTACAGACAGAGTTTGTGATCTTAAATTTTCGGAGAAAGTTTTATAGTCGCTTCCATTGTCTAGTATTTCTAAAGCTCTTGAAAAGTCTTTATCTGACAAACCCTGTCCCGACTGTCCTAAAGCAGACGCCGCAAACATAAAGGCCATCTTGACCTTTTCAGCCTGAAAAAGAGCCGCCGCTCGGGCCGAACCTGTAAGGTTACTTTCATTAATATATGCATTAAAACGCTGATCTAAAAGAGACAAACCTTGTGTTGTATTGCCTGCACCTGCGATAAGATCAAACGCTGCCTTACCTTCAAGCCCAATTCTTTTTAAAATCTTAGGACCGACACTACCAATAGTTGTTAAAATTTCAGGATTGCCCGTGACAGGATTAACCAAATCATCAAGCCTCTTTGCAGATCGTAATGTTGAAACCATAGAAGACCTTGCTGCCTTCAAAGGTTTAATTAATGGTGTATTTATTTTAGCGAGGTCTGAAGATAGTGTACTCTGCAGTTCCATGTTAATGGGTGAAGTATCAGGGGCGGGGACTACTGGCGTACTTGTAGTCAAATCAACAAACCCACCGCCGCCTTCTGCAAGTTTTGCCACAGTGACCTGCTTTTGACCTGTCTCATCTACATAGGTAACTATGTAATCTGGGCTGTCTACATTAACTTCTGGAGCCATATTACGTCTATTACTTAGTAAAGCCTCTAGGGCCGTGACCTTTTCAGGATCTGTTTTGGGGTTAGCAATAATGGTCTGTAAGGTGGCATCCTTAATGTCATCATAATCTGTAATATTAAACGGCTCACCCGGAAGGGCTGCTAATTGTGCCGCAGCCTCTGCCTTTTCTTCTGGAGTGAAGTCTCCAGATGCTCCTACACCCCTTAGATACTTTGCATCCCTACCCACAAGGCTTCTACGGAACTCAAGAGCATCTGCAGCGGATTGCTCATCTTCTTGTGTCTGAGCAATGCCTAACTTATTATCCAGTTGTGTCTGAGCTATAGCTTTTTGTTCTTTACTGTACACAGTATCTGGGGATGCTATTATTGCTTGAAGACCCTCTATGTCTTCTTTTATGATTGTCTGATTAAATTCTCTATTTGCTGTGGTTGTTTGCAATGCCTCTGCCGCAGCAAAATCAGTTTCATATAATTCAAGTACTTTAAGATCTTGGTCTTCCAGAACCTGTTGACCTGCATCATGCAACCGGCGTAAGTTCTCAACATCCGTTTGAGACACAGACATCCAATCAATTTCGCTATTTTTAGCGTTAGGATCAAACGCAAACCCTTGTGAAGTGGTGGTCGCTGTCTGTACTTCGCCCTTGTTTAGCTGTTGTGGGCTGAAACGGCTTTCGGCTGCAGACCGTGCGGCAGAAGCGGCGGGACTACCGGTTGCTTCTAGATCGTCAATCGCCTCACCAATATCTAAGGTAGTACGCATGCTGCCATCAGGATTTGGTGATAGACGCATAGGCGGCGCTTGGTCGGCCCTAGCACCGGTAACATATTCTTCGGTGACTTCCACTTCTGGAAGCGTGAATTTACCGTCTTCATAGTCTTTTTGGATAAGATCGACAGCATCTTTGCCGTAGATTTCTACCTCGTTCATGATATGAGACATTGCCTGTGTATTTTGAGTTTCAACGCCAAAGCGGGTGGCAATAGAAGTAGCAATACGCAAGTTCTTCTGTGCCTCTTTTTCCGCCTTGCGAGAGGCAGCAGCCCTTTTGGCAGCAGCGGCAGCTTTACGCTTTTCCTCTTCACGGCGCTCTATGTACTTATCTCTCATACCTTGAGCGATGATATTTGCACCTGCCATGATTCCTTGTTCTGCAGCAGAAAAATCCTGCTGTACAAAGTCACCTGACGCTAGACGGGATTTGAGGGAGGCTTTCGTCTTCTTATACGACATCTGTCTCTTCCTCTTCTTCTAGCATACCCAGCATCGCTTCCTGTTCGTCCACAGACGCAATCTCTAGGTCATCTGTACTGGGTTTGCCCATCAAGCCGCCTTCAGGCATTGTGACAGGCTCTGCAGGGGTCTCAGAGACCTCCTCTGCATCATCAACAGGGTCAATAATACCCATAGCCAATTTGAGGGTGGTAGGTGTGATCGGTGTGCGCTTATCACTGAACCCGTCGTTGTACTTAAAGCCCTCTTTATCAGCAATCATCTTGATATAGCGGTAGACAGGCCCAGCAGCTAACATAGCCATGTCAATCTGGAACTTACCTTTAGCGATACCCTGCATCATCAAAGACGCAACAATATTCGTTAGGGGTCGTTCCATTTGAATTAGGGAGAAAACTAACTCTGAAGTTTGATCGTCCTCTAGACGACCCATCACATACTCCACAGTACCGTTATAGGACTTAATTTGGGGTGGCCGATGCCAAGGATAATTACGTTTATCTGATAAGAAATGTTCACCGGGGATAGGGCCATCAAAATTAGGCTTCATCTTCGTCTCCTACCTCTTCATTCATAAACTCTTCTTCTAGTGTGTCCATGTACTCAGGTGTGTAAATCAGCTCTTCCTCGGACACTTCCATCAGCTTTTCTGGCATCTTCCCGTCCAGAAATGCTTTGATAGATTTTTCAATTGCGGTATTAAATTTCATTCTTCAGTTTCCCATAATTAACCATTAGATAACCGTGGTCTCCCTCGACAACCGCATCAGGATGGGTCTTCTGAACCTCTTGTGCGATCACACCAAATGTCGGGTACTTATCCCAACCAATGGCTTTCGCCTTTTCGTTCCAATCCCATGTGTAGAAATTGACACCATTAAGCGTATCATGCGGTACGATGTTTTCTTTCATCCGTGCGTCAGATCCATACTGAATATACGCACCGCCTAGTGTGGCTGCAGCACCGATAAGGGATGAAAGTATGCCACCGCTCTTGCTACCAGACTGTGCTTGTAACTCTGCAATAAGCAAACGTACGTCTAGCTCTTCCATTGTCTGTGCGCCCTTGAAGAAGAAGTCTAGCAGTTGGTCAACGTCTTCCCATGTACGGTTCAACAATTCTGTTGTTAGGTCCGTAGAATTCATCACGTCTTCAGAAGCAGCATCATACAGCATTTTAGTGTTTGTTTCTTCAACCTTCTGGTGCCAATCAGCGACATACTTATCGATGTCAAAACCAAACTCTGCTTGGAAGAACTCATGCAAACGCTCGTTGTTTAATTGGAACTCAGTACCGTCATTAGTCTCGCCTGCATTAAAGCGTAGGGCTTCGTTAGTAGCATTAGCACGGTGTTCGTCAGCACGGGCAACAAGACCGTCATAGAAACGGCGCATTTCGTTGCTTTCGTCTGCATAATGCTCACGGGCTAGGTTTTCTGCTTTTGTGTCTTCAAACAATGCTTGTACACGGTTTTCGATGTTAAGCAGCATAGCCTCGTTTTCACGGTCTAGTGCGGCAGTGTCGAAGTCTAGCATGTTACGAGCGTTGTCAGATGCAGCCTTAGAAAACACCCGTAGATTTTCCACATCCATATTCGACAGGACAGTTGCTTTGTTAATCAGCATCTCTTGGCGGTTATCTAGGTTTTTTTCTGTCAAACCTTGGAAGAACTTAGCTTCATCTTTAGCCATAGGCAGAGACGCTTCCATCATCGCATTAGCGTATGCTGCAGTCGCCGCTGTACCTGTGATACCGTTAAAGGCAACATTACGGCTCATGTTACGGTAAAGACCTTGCGCCCATGCAGGAATTTTAGGATTGCCTTTTGCGTCCGTAAATTCTTTGCTGAGGATATCCATCTGCCCAAGAATTGTAGACTTGGAATCGACGTAGTTACCCTCACCCAACTGCTGTGCAAGTAGTTTACCTGCAGCAGTAGATGTGTCGATGATCGTACTCAAATCCTGTGACGCATACTCGTTCAAGGCTTCGCCGGTTACGTTAGTTGTACCGTCTTTGTTAGTACCTGTAGCAACGCCAGTAGTGTCGATAGCGAAGTCATTCGCATCAACAGTGTATTCGTCTTTATACTCGCCTGCGATAGCTTTAGCAGTGTAGTCTTCGCCAAGGATAGTGTCGCCTACTATAGCAGCATCATATCCTGTAGCACCCGGATTATCTGGGGCTGTGTAAGTCGCCAGATCATCCATGCTAATCGTTTCTACATTGTAGTCGCCTGCGCCCTTTAGACCTGCGGTTAGGCTGTCTTTGTCTAGGGTTGTACCATCAGCATTCGCATCTAACTGGATTGTCTTCACAATCTCAGATAGGCTCATGCCTCGGTCAGATAGATACTTAGCAGGATCAGCAAGCATTGCTGCTACGTCTTCTGAAGACTTAGTGGCACCAGACTTTTCTGCCCAATCCATAATCTGTTCAACGCTTAGAGGACCAAATCCTGCACCCTCTCCGCCCTCTGTTTGTGCGTTATCTGCAGCTTCCTGCATAATAGCGGCAGCTTCGTCGTCATTACCATTAGCAGTGGCTTGTGCAGCTAGGGATTCGTAGCCAGTAAGACCTGTCTCTTCGTCCCTTTTGGAAAGCTTATCAACGACAGTATCCCCTTCAACAACAACCTCATAAGGCAGGCCTAAGAAGTTGTAAGAATACTGCATCCCGTCTGCGCTGGTATATACTTGGCGACCCGCAACAACAGTAGTGGCGTCCTCTTTAGGATCAAGGCCGTTGGCCCACCCAGAAAGCTTCCCAATGATACCTACAGGAGTTACATAGCCTAGCGCATCCTGCAGACCCGAAGGGGCTGCGCCCGTAACTCCACCAGAACCGCCGCCTGCGATGTTAATGTTCTGACCAACCTGAATGCTGTTCGCATTAGTGATACCGGGGTTAGCCGCCATAAGCGCCTCAACGGTAGTACCGTTACGTGCTGCAATAGCAGACAAGCTGTCACCAGACTGAACTGAGTAGCTGTCATTGCCGCCAACGATACTGGAGACAGCACCTGTTACGTTGTCAAATGTAGTACCGTCGTTTCCTACAACAGCGTTGCTGTCGCTAACACGGTTACCAGAAGAGTCACTCGTAAGACTACCTCCAGAATAACTTGTACCGTCGTTAGGTGTTGTTACGTTAGCAACGCTTTGCGAGAAACTATTGCCCCCACCAAATGTACTGGACCACAATCCCATTAGAGTTCATCCCTTTCAATCTGACATTGCCGCACACGGTCCCGAAGGTAAGCGTAATTAGAAAGGGCCTCTGGGATTGCCGTAGCATCCGAGGGTAGGCTTTCGAGTTCGTCGGCTAGTTTGTTATTAAATCTATCGTCAAACGCCGTGATTGGCGGACAATATATCTCAAGCTGAGTTCTATAGACCGTCTTTGCGCAACCGCTCAACAAGACCGCCCCTATCAGCAATGCTACCGTCGTTTTCATGTTCTGCCATTGCCTTATAAAATCTGTTGGCCTGATCAGCGGCCTGTAGTTCATCTTGCAGGACTTTATTCTTTTCGGCTTCTTTGCCTTTAATACGTCCTATGATGTAGAGGATGGGCAGAGCGATAGCCAAAGTCGCAATGATTAGGTCTTTCACTCTGCCAAAGATATTAAACATCAACGCCGTCTTTTTGATCTTTCCACCGTGCGTATGCTGCCAGAGCAATACCGGCGACTGCACAGAGTAGGAAAATGGTCTTTAGGCTGTCAGCGTAGGCTACAAGCCCCTGTAGCTGTCCTGCCATTTCGTTCAGGCCAGTGGCTGCACCAGCAATACCTACACCGGCCATCGTCTTAGATTTACCTAGAGGTTTCTTGTCTTGTGCTGCAGGCTTCTGCGCCATTGGTACATCAACGTCATCGCTAGGTAGCTGTGCGTCCAATGTGAACAATGCTGCCTCTGCAGAACGGCGGCGTGTAAGACCGGTAAGCGGCTGAAGTTTGCCCCCAACCCGTGCTTTGTTCCAGCGCATCAGTTGAGCCGGTACTGCAGAATAATCTCCAGCATTTAATTTTTTCCTCAGAGTCGATCCTGAGAAGGCACCACTACCAAGGTTGAATACAAACGACACAAGGGCATCGAACTGGTACTGCGTTAAAGGTACATCGACCAGACGTTTAACATCCGCCTCGTAGATCTTCATGTCTTGCCGCAAAAGGTCTTCTGCCTCTTGCTTTGTAAGACGCATATTCTTCTTCACACCTTTAGTGTGGCCGTAGCCGATGGTGAGAATATTAGCAGGGCAGCGATATGGAACTACCATACCGTCTGGCCCTACTTTGTGCAGACCCTCAAACTTTTTGATTAAGTTAAGGCCTTGGTCAGAGATTGATTTGGGGTGCATAAAATGTCCTTTATTGCGTTAGACCGTATGGCGACATGAAACCCCCATTACCTGTCCCTAGATCTTGCAGCGGCTGTGATAGATTACCCATGCCTGCACTGCCTCCAGGCACCAGACCTAGCTGATTAATCTGACCCATAACGTCATTCAGGTTCATGACCATCTGACCCATACTTGCGCCACCGGAATCAAATTTGCGCAGAAGCATGTTACCTTGGTTATCCATGGCACGGGTGATTGTGTTACCCTGTTCGTCGATGCTGTTCTGGATCAGGTTACCCTGCTTATCGAAAGAGCCACTAAGCTGGCCAAATTGCTGACGCATCTGATCAGGAAGGCCGCTAAGTTGTGATAGAGATTTCAACTGGCCAGTGACTTTTTCAAACTGATTAGAGTAATCAACTTGATCGTTGCCCATGCTGTCTACGCTGTTGGAAACATTGCTTTGTAACTGACCAAAGTCTTGGCCCAGTGAGTTACCCAGCGTGTTCAAGGAGCCTTGGCTAGTATTAAAACCAGAAGAAATAGCACTCTCAATACCGGACTGTCCTTGGGAGAGGCCTGCGATATCACCTGCTAGACCGCTAACATTCTGATCAACACCGCCCAAGTCTCCGCTTAGTGTGTTCAGATTACCACCTAGTGAATTAAGGCTACCACCCAAATCATTAAAGCCGCCTTGCAGAATGCTTTCTACGCTACCTGCTTGTGCAGAGTTTGCGTTCGCCGCTGCCGCTGTTGCGTCTGCGTTAGCACCCACTGCGGAATTTAGACCTGCTAGGCTATTATTAACATCTCCAGCAAAGCCAGTTAGGCCGTCTTGGATACCGCCCAGAGTGTCGTTCTGTAGCGTTGTATTGTCTGAATACCGCTGAACGTAATCATCAAAGTTAGATTTAAACTGGGTTTGATTTTCAAGCAGTGTAGTCTGCGCATCTGTGTTAGCTACGTTATAAGAGTCACGCTCCGTCTTAGCGGTGGTTAAGTCAGATAAAATATTATCCTGTCCATTTAGTGCTTCCGTTTGCAGCGTTGCAATATCATCCTGTGTGTTAGTAAAGCCTTTGGTTAGGGCATCGCCAGCTTGGGTGAAATTTTCATCAGTGGTGTCGAAGCGGTTGCCCATTTCTACACCCATATCATCGATACCAGTATTTGCAGTATTAACACCTGTCTGCACATCACCGATAGATGTATCCAACGTATCAAATCGGGTGGTCTGATCTGCAAAGCCTTGAGTTACATCTCCGCCTACTTCGGTAACCTGTTTCCCCAGAGCATCAGAACGTCCTTGGTTTAGGTTGTTCAGTTCTGCCATACCCTTGCCCATATTAGACATCAGATCGACACGTTGGCCACCTGCTTTTCCAAACTGCTCTTTTAAGTACAAATCAAGGTCAGAAAACCCCCCCGTTACATCGCCGCTAACATCAGAAATGCCCGTATTTATAGTGCCCTGTCCTGTGTTAAGAGTACCCAACCCGCTCATAACACCAGTTAGGTCTACGGCAGGGGCTTTGTTAGCCGCCGCCGCTGCGTTAATTTCCGTCTTTAGATCCGCCATCTGTGTGTCTGATAGCGCATTAGTAGTTTTTTTATTAAAACTCATAGTTTTATCCTTTCACGGCTAGGAAACCGACATCCCTGTAGCCCATACGTTGTAGAAATTTTTTGTATCCAGTTCCGTAGGCTTCAGTAGACGCCCCGATTGATATTTCTTCTGCGCCGTTTTCACGACCCCACTGCTCAAACGCTAAAACAAATTGTCTTAAAATCTTTGGTGCGTGTTTCCTGTATTTAGGTAAAATACACACCGCCCAATCTCCTGCGTACTTCATGTCGCTGAAATAGTGGTAATCAACGTACCCATGAAAGTACCCAAGTATCTTTCCGTCCTTTTCTGCCACGGATACAAAAAAGGGAGCATCCTCTAGCAAACTACCTGCAATTAACCGCAGAACTTTTTGTTCGTCGAAGGTAAATACTTTGTAGCGGGAGTTTTGATGAAGCCATTTCGCTATTTCCATCACCTGAGTGAGGTCAGCTACTTCTAGAGGTCTAACATGCATGGATATACGATTATGGGGAGGGGTTAGCCGGACAGTCCGAAACTCTGGGGTTTCTTCTGTCATAAGTGCCTGAACTGTGGGGATTTACTGTTTAAGATTTTAGCACTTAGTTAGTGTATTAGCAAGGGTTAAGTTGGTTGTTACTTTTGGATATGTGCTGACCTTCTTGGGTTTGTGGCATGGGTTACATATCTGTTATCCAAACACTAAATACGTTTGTAGATCGAATCTCAGAGGCTGTAGCTTTATGGAGCGTAGAGCTAGTCCAAGAACCAACATTCTTTCCGTAATAGGAATCACTAGAACTAGTACCTCTAAACCCTATGTTTGGGGAATAAGTAGAAGGAGCGCTTGTTTGCCCAGAAGCAATCATCCAGTGATCTGTTTGCGGTGCGCCACCACGGGAATGAAGTAATATACCAAAGTCAAGGCCGCCCTTATCCCAAGATGCCGAATACTCATTAGTTGAGGGGTTTGAGGCGTTACCATAAAGGGACGAAAATCCTACCGTACTACCAGTGAAGTAGCCTGTTAGCCTATCTTTAACCGCATTAATTCCGTTAGAGCCGAGATTACTAATTAGGTTTGAAGATGCTACCAACGGAAGTGCAGCGTTTTCATTATATCCAGTAGCTACAATAGAGCTAGAAGTCTTAGAGGATTTGCTGGTAAATAGTATGTCTGTTCCTGAAAAGCCAGAACCCAAGGCAACAAATGAATGATCCGAGGTGTAATCAAGACCGCCGTTTACTACATTGGCCTCCTTGAGAAGGTAATCTGTCCCCGGCTGGTTATAAAATGCCGTAGTGGTTTGAAGGCCATCCGCAACATCCGCAAGAAACATAACCTCGACCCAACCTTTATTATTGTAGGTCTGAAAGTTTAGAGGTCTAGTAACGCCATTAATAACGAGGTCTTGTATTCCGCTTAATCCTTGGGAGTAAGCTAACGAAATGGTTAAAGGTGTTGCAACATTGATAGAAAAGTTTCTTACACTAGACGCAAACCCATCAGAAGCAGTAACTGCAACGCTAGTGTTCGCCTCAACGGTAGGCGTCCCAGAGATAACATTTCCGCTTAAAGAAAGACCTGTAGGCAGCGTACCAGAAGTGTAGCTAACAGCCTCGCCTTCTGGGTCTGTAGCATCTAGGGTAACAGAACCTGCCACATTTAGGGTTAATCCCTCAGTGCCGCCCTCCGCAGGGCTATTCCAAACAGGCGCAGCATTAACAATCTGAATGTTAAACTGGCGTGTGTTCGTATTACCTACGCTATCTGTAGCACCGATAGTAAACGTATAGGTGGTTGTAGCCTGTTCTGTAGAAGTGCCCGTAATTGCACCTGTGGTGGTGTTTAAAGAAAGACCCGCTGGTAGACTACCTTCAGTAACCACATAGCCTGAGATAGTGTTTTCAGCGTCCGTAGCGTTTACCGTTACCGAAACTGGGTCAGTCCATGTAGCACTTGCAATAGAACCTGCGGCTGTTGTGAAGGCTGGTACAGAACCTGCATCAATGCCTTGTATGCTTTCTACAGATAGACCAGCACCGTTAGTAACTCTAACCCTAAAAGGTTCATTAGATACAGGAAGGTTTGTGGCGTTGGTAAGTGTAATCTGAGTACCGTCAACAAAAGTAACTGTAGCAGCGGCGTACTCTGTACCGTCAGCACCTTTAAATACCGCTGTGGTATCTGCATCAAAGAACGCACCATTGACCGTAAAAGTAGCACCAGCCTCGCCGCTGAAGTTACTAGGTGTGATCCCAATAATACTAGGGGGAGTAGCCACAGCACCCCAGCCAGCGCCTGTGAAGGTCTCGAAGAAGCCCGTAGTAGTGTTGTATCGCAGAGAGCCTACAACAGCCGCTGGGTCACGCTGTGCGGTTGTTCCTGACGGGACTTTAATCCCGCCAGCGTTAAACTCTGCATTGTCAGCGCCATCCACACGGACAACTACTTTACCGCCGCTACCGTCATCCGATACCTCGACAATAGTGTCGCCTTCTTGGATTGCGTTTAGCTCTAGGCCTGTGATTTCGGAAGCCGTGATCTGACTGTCAGAAATCAGGTCGGCTAGTATTCTTGCTTTGCTCATTGGGTGTGTTCCTTACAGGCTATTACTTCAGAGCTGAGTAATGGTTACGAATCCAGCATCCGGTGTGGAATTTAGGACAGCAGCGGCAGCTAGAACTTTAGATACGTTTGTAGCTGTCGAAATTACAAAACTACCACCACCGCCGGTATCGTACGTAATTTCACCACCGTTACCGCCACAGCCTCCAGAGTAGCCGCCGCCGCCGCCGCCGCCGTCGCTGGCACCAGCAGAGCCACCGCCACCGCCGAAACCGCCTTTGTGGAAGCCTCGACCACCAGTACCTCCATTAGTGAAGGAAGTACCGCCTTCGGGGTTAGTTACATTTGGAGGGGTGGCAATAACAAAGCTAGTACTGGCCCCATTGCCCGTAAGTCCTCCGCCACCAGCACCGTTTTGACCTAGACCTCCTGCCCCGTTGGTACTAGCAGCCACAGTAGAATCGCCGTCCTGCCCACCAGATGTCGTTAAGGAAGCGTCACCGCCAGGGGGGCCACCGTCCGCACCCCCACCGCCGCCAGCTACCAAAATCGGAGTGTTGTCGAAGTAGGTAACAAAGGTACCACCCCCGCCACCAGCAGCACTACCTTCTTTGTAAGTTGGAAGCCCTCGCTGCCCTACGAGGATTTTTATTATTTGTCCTCTTGGCAGAGGGATATCAGCAGTGATATTTGCCGGAGCGCCCGGTTCTTTGTCACGGCCCCCATAAGCGCCTGTAATTTGAAACCTGAAGGTTGTGCTAGCAGGAACAGTCCATAGCTGGATTCCACCTTGTGAGCTAAACGTGTTAGTAGAGTACCAAGACTCAGATCCGTATGCTGCGTCTAGCTGCGATTGGGTAGGGCCAAATCGACCCGTTGCGCCAGCGTTAGTAAAAGTATGGGTGGTAAAATCATAGCCCCCCAAGGCACGGCCAATAAAAAAGTTTGTAGGTAAACTCATTTGCTTACCCCCCCTTTAAACCGTGTAGCCAGAAGCCGAGGCCAAGATGATTGCGCCATCAAGGCAGGTGAACGATACAATCCAGTAGCGGCTGTTGGCCCACGCTGGTTCTGTTGCCTCGGGCCATTTGATATCGCTACCCCAAGAGGGTGTGTGTGGCGTTGCAGAGGTGTCCAGAACCATCATTGCAGTCTTACCTGCCGCAATGTTTACGCCAGTAAACGAGGCCGCACCTGTCATGTCGAAATGGTGCATCGGCTTATTCATATCAAAGGTTGTAGCACCCGTGACCGTTGTATTTGTGTTCACAACGGGGTGTAGGTTCGTGTACGTCCCGGTGACAGCCTTGTTAAAATCCCATGTGTCGGTCGCAGAGGTATAGAGCATCGTAGCAGACGCACCGTCTACCGTGATACCAGCACCGTTTGCCGCAGCCGCATCAGCCGCACCATCAGCGATTGTGATGTTTAGGTCTGCTACATCAAGAGTAGTGCTGTTCACCGTGGTGGTTGTACCGTTTACCGTGAGGTTGCCTGAAAGCGTAAGAGCCGCAGCGTTGACCGTGCCTGTGAAGGTCGGGTCAGCTAATGGTGCATAGACAGCCGCAGCCGCTTGTACGGCAGCTACTTGGGTAGTGCCTTCTGTATTGACTAGGCCCACCTGAGTAGTACCCGCAGTATTCACTAATCCGACTTGCGTTGTGCCCTCTGTAATCACGCTGTTGACCGTAACAGTGGGCGTGAGAGCCTCTACAGCCTTACCTAAGAGCAAGAACTCCTTACCCTCCGTGGTGCCTGTGGTGGCGTTAAGTTTAGTTGTGAGGTTTGCCTCAATCTGAGTAGTGTTAATAGCCATATTATATACCTGCCAATGCTAATGTTTCCACATCGTCGATCAGAGCATCGACTGTTGTTTTGTTGTAGTGGTCTGCCAATTCAAAGGTGCCGAAAGACACGATAGAAACCGTGTCCCCAGCCGCCGCTGCAGAGGCCAAGACCACATTGGCTCCATCTGTTGCGGTAAAGTCGGAAGGTGCTAGTTTCACACCGTTCAAATACACATCGACGTAGCCAGTATCGTAGACCGCTGCGAAGCTTGTCTGGCCTGCAGTAGCTCCATAGTCCTGTCTCTCTACAGTGCCGTTCACTGATGAACCCGCACTCTGCCAGCCGGTGGCACCATAAACCTTCATCAGGTTGTTTGTCTGGTCAAACCAAAGGTCGCCTGATGTTACATTTGGACCTGTCGGCTGCGTGGCAGATACAAAGTATGTATCTAGAAACTGTTGGCTGGTTGCGATTGCGGATGTCGCAGTAGCCGCATGAGTAGCTGCATTAGTCTCTGAAATACCTGCATTTGCCTCAGATGTAGCTGCAGCCGCTGCACTTGCCGCTGCCGAGGTAGCTGACCCTAAAATACCGTCTGTGTAAGCCTTAGTAGCTGCGTCTGTACCAACTGTGGGGGTTCCCATATTGGTAATCTTGTTGCCGCCCATACCAAGCGAACCAGACATAGTATCGCCAGCACGGGTTACCTGCAGAGCATCCTGTTGGTCGGTATAAGCTTTAGAAGCGGCCTCCGTACCTGCAGTGGGCAAAGGCAGACCAGTGACAGTAGCACCTGACATAATCAGATCGCCTGTCATCGTGTCGCCAGTATCTGCTACCTTACCCGCCAGAGCATTAGTCATGGTGGTGCTGAAGTTCGCATCGTCGCCCAGCGCCTCCGCCAGTTCATTCAGCGTATCCAATGCAGCGGGGGCCGCAGCAACCAAGTCCGCAAGGCCAGTATCTACATAGTTCTTAGTAGCAGCATCTTGTGGGTTTGTAGGCTCAGTCAGGTTCTGGATAGTAGCTGTTGTAGCCCCATCCATATTCAGTGTACCGGAGATCGTTACGTTGTTAAACGTAGACTGTCCTGCAGAAGTGATATCACCTGTGAGGTCGCCTACAAACGTACCAGTTGTTGTACCGCTGGCTGTGATGTTGTTGAAGGTCGATGTGTTAGCAGAAGTAATATCGCCAGTTACATCGCCTACCAGATCACCAGTGAAACCACCTGTAGAGGTGATTGTCGTACCAGTGATTGGGCTGGCTGCGTTGCCACCGATTACAGTGCCGTCGATAGTACCGCTGTTAGCATCTACCTGAGCCAGTGTAGTTAGGCCGTTTAGGTTTGCTCCTCCGTTAGTGGTCAAAAGGCCTGTTAAAGCAGTAGTGCCACCAACAGATACATTACCTTGTGCGCTAATCCCACCAGATAGCCACAAATCTTGAAAACGGTTTGTTGGTGTGCCTAGATCAATAGTATCGTTAGTCTCTGGGATAATAGCCTGTGCGGTGCCATTAACCTGCACCAGTTCACGCCAGACCGCAGAACCGCTAAAATTACCTACACATATAAAGACACGCCCAGAAGTGACGTTTTCCCATAGACACCCTACAGCATAACCCTCTGTGGAATCGTTTGATGTTGTTGGGTTAGATGTAGCAGTAAAATTATTCTTACCGCCCGAACCACCATGTTCAGGAGGAAGATACCCGCTTACAGAAGTAGCAAGGTTGATCTTTGGTCCTTGGCCTGTGGCCCCATTATGGCTGTGGCCTGTAGAGCCATCAAAGGTATCTTCTAATTTATTAAATTCAGCATTCAGCGGCGGTGCCGTAATATCCGCACCGTTATAAATCTGCGCTGCTGATTGGCGTGTGTAACCTGCCATTATCGTCTCCCTGAAACGGAATATTCAAAAACAAGGCCTTGAATTGAGTACGGGTCAAATTGACCAATCGATACGAACTCAGCACGAACAGAAAAGCCCGAACCTTGGATATTAGTGGACATGATGGGTTTTGAGTTGCCCCCGTAAAGTACGTTTGAGCCTGCGTAATCAATGTTACGTCCGGCGAACTCAACAGGGCCACCTCTACTGTCTTGGGTGTATGACGAAGGGCTAGGATTATTATAATCGCCCCAATCAAAGCGTAGCGATAAACTTAGTTCAAATGGACCCTCTGCACGAACGAAGGTGTTAACTTGGCGCATTAATTTGCGGATATCCGTATCACCAAAGTCTAGGTACGGTGTGGCGTATACCGATAGGATATCATCCCCAGAAAAGCTGTTACCTTGTTCCTGCTGATATACTTTACCATCGAAGTCTCCGTGCAGAATAACTTCGTTAGAACCTACATAATCTGATGTAGCAACGTGGGCACGGATACCCATAAGTTCACCGAAATTCCAAGAAATGCTACCGTTTGTTTCAGTAAGACCTCCAATCAGACCGTAAGCGTCAACTTTTTCTGTGTTATCGGCACCTACAAAGTAACGGATTTGAGACTTTGAGCGAATAACGACACCGCATAAGGTATCAAGATCATAGTTGGCGATAATGTCTACAAGCGCACCTTGGATACTACGTGATACGGACTCAATCTCAACGTCACCAATACGAGACGTACCTGCAACAGGACGGAAGCCATCAGGTGCTAGGAACATCAAGTCCCCGCCGATCTCCAACACACTGTCTGTAGCAACGCATCCCACGTTAGCTGTAACAGGGTCAGTAATAAATGCATTGTCTACGTCTGCAGCCGCTTTGGTTATCGCATTAGAACCAAAGATAAAAAGGTTATCACGGAAAGGCTTGATCTGTACTACAGGAAAACCTGCCGATAGCTGACCACCGATTGCCGCACCGAAGTTTAGGTAACCATGCGGGTCTGTTGTGGTAATAGGTGCTGAATACGCCACTGTCGGCTTAGAACCACGATCACCTGCCAAGAAGAGTGTGTTTTTGAAGAAGTCTACAAGGGACGGTGCGCCCAAGGCCATTGGACCACCGGGACTTGTTGTACCGCCAGTATTTGCGGTCAGGATTTCATACCATGTATTACCATCAAATACGATTGCAGGGTTTACACCGTCTACAAAACAGATTGCATCACCGCCGCCATAGTTAAACTGCACATGACGTAGACGGTTAACTGACCGCAGCCCCGCAGACATATTGCGTGTAGCGCCTGTATTGATGACCTGCCAACCAACTAGCGGGACATACTTATAAAAGCTGTATGTAGCACCACCCAGATCTGCACGGGCAGCGATATAAAATGGGTTGTTATACTGTGAGTTCTGATAGATGGCCAATCCAAGAACTGGCCCCTCAGATGTAGCGGACGTACCCACTTCACCTAGACCACCGGAACCTACATAACCAAGTTCTTTATAGCCGTTGATACGACGATAGCCGCCAAATAATGACGGCTCGTAGTTGATCAAACGTGTAGCAGCACCTGAAGCATTGTCCGATAAATCAAGGTGATTTTCGTTACTGTTCAGACCGCCTGCACATATGACCTTAAAACTTTCGATCTGGTCGGGCATCAGAAATTCACCCGTGTGTCACGCACATACTCATAGTTATTGATGTACAAAGTCTGTAGATCTTTTATGCCGTTTTCAAAGCTCATAAATGCAGCCTGTGCCGCTTCAGTATTATCCTTGAACATGTACAGGTGGTACAAAGCTCCATCGACCACAACGCTATCAAATGATGTCGGAATACGAGTTTGATCGTTGAATGCTGTTAGATCAGCATAGTTAAGATAATAGCGGAAACGGACGCTGTAGGCTGCGTCAGGGGAGGGAGAAACACCAAAACCATTGCCATGGCTGGCAAAGACATAGTCAGGGACGCCACGACCTTGATTTCCGCTATCGTAGTCGCTGTCACGATGACGGGCGTACCATTCATCACGATCAATTAGCTTTAGCTTTTTAAAGCCTGTGTTTAGACCGGTATTCTTCTGGATTTGGAAGCTGTTCCAATCCGCTACCTTTAAAAATTCAGGCCAAACATACTCTTCCTGTCCTTGGATCAGAAGCTGTGTATGTTCTGCAGCGTTAAAGGGCCATTCAAACTCAGCCTGATTGATCTTACTAACAGAAGTCTTAACGCTGTCTTTTGCAAGAGCCTGTACACCACGAACAGTGTCGAACTCAGACGCAGCAATCTCGACCTCGTTTAGGCGGCGAAGCACCGTGTTACATAAATCTAGGTAAGTACTAGGCATGGATGATCCTTAAAGAAGGGTGTTGGGGGCAAGTTGCCCTGCCCCCGCTTAACCATTAGGCCAAGTTGTAGTTTGCAGTGATAAGTCCTTCTGGGCGAAGGATTTTTCGGCCATAGAGCTGCATGCCCCGGACGATGTCTGCGAATGTATCTGGTGAGCGGAAGCTCTCAGTTTTCGCAATCTGGTCAGCCACAGCTACTGAGGAATCATGGCCTGCGACCAGAACACCAAAGTTAGTTGCAGAACCTGCAGAGGCAGATGTACCAGCGCCTGTACCTTTATAAGGAAGGTTGTTGGACTGATATACACGGAAGCCACGGATGGTGCCGGGAAGGC